AGCTCGCCCACACCCACGCGTCCCGGCACATCATGCGGACCCAGCACGTGCGCCGCTTCACCCGGCACACGCGAGCAGGCGCCTGCAACCTGTGCTCGCTCGCCGCGGGCCAGGTCTACTCCTCCGACAAGCTCATGCCCATCCACGACGGGTGCGCCTGCACGGTCGTGCCCGTGTGGGGCGACGACGACCTGCCGGGCCCCGACAGCCAGGCCGACGAGAGGTACGAGGACGAGGTGGCGGTGCGCGAGCACGGTGAACTCGGGCCGGTACTCACCCAAGCCGACCACCATTTCCGCGGTCCCGCCGCGGTGCCCTGACCACCGAAAGGCTAGAGTGACGATGTCCGACGCAAGCGGGTCGACCGACACGGGCGACGACGGCGATGCCGACAAGGCCGCCGATGCGAAGCAGCAGTCCGACACTGACAAGGCCCCCGACTGGCAAGCCGAGGCCGAGAAGTGGAAGGCGCTGAGCCGGCAACACGAGAAGGCGTCACGGAACGCCGCGGGCGAGCTGGACAAGCTCCGCAAGGCGTCCATGACCGAGCAGGAGAAGGCGGTGGCCGAGGCCGTCGCCAAGGGCAAGTCCGAGGCGTTCGCCGAGTTCGGTCAACGCCTGGTCGAAGCCGAAGTTCGTGCCGCGGCGGCAGGCCGTGGGATCGACGCCGATGCTCTGCTCGAAGGGCTTGACCGCTCGCGCTTCGTGGATGCCGAGGGCGAACCGGACCGCAAGGCGATCGAGGCATACCTCGACCGGCTCGCGCCGAAGCAAGCCAAGCGGTTGGACCTCGGGCAAGGCGCACGGGACGGCGTCGACCACGCCGACATGAACTCCATGCTCCGGAGGGCGACCGGCCGCTGATCCTCAGCGATCGGAGGCACCGAGCGTGCCCTACAACTCTGTAATCACGCGTGCCGACGCGCAGGCGTTGATCCCCGAGCAGGTCTCCAACGTCATGCTCAAGGGGGTCGCGTACCAGTCGGCGGCGCTCTCCCTCTTCCAGCACGTGTCGATGTCCACCAACGTCACGCGCATGCCCGTGCTCTCCGCCCTGCCCGTCGCCTATTGGGTGAACGGGGACACCGGCCTCAAGCAGACCTCGAAGGTCGCGTGGGCGAACAAGTACCTGAACGTCGAGGAGATCGCGGTCATCGTGCCCATCCCCGAGGCCGTGCTCGACGACGCCAGCTTCGACGTGTGGGGATCGGTGCGACCCCTGCTGGAGCAGGCGTTCGCCCGCACCCTCGACGCCGCCGTGCTGTTCGGCGTGAACAAGCCGGCAAGCTGGCCGACCGACCTCGTGGCCGGCGCCATCGCCGCCAACAACGTGCAGGCTCGTGGCGCCACCCCCGCGACGGGCGGCGGCATCGCCCAGGATCTCAACCTCCTGTTCGGCAAGATCGAGGAGGACGGCTTCTCGCCCAACGGCGTCGTGTCCCGTACCTCGTTCAAGCAGATCCTGCGCGGCGCCCGTGACACGACCGGCCAGGCGCTGGCCGACCTCTCGGCCGGGACCCTGTGGGGCGAGCCGCTGAAGTTCGTGGCCAACGGCAACTGGCCACCGGCGGGCGACAACGCCCCCGAGGCCATCGTCGGCGACTTCAACATGGCCATCCTCGGCGTGCGCCAGGACGTCAGCTACAAGGTCCTCGACCAAGCCGCGCTGTTCGACGACACCGGCGCCCTCGTCTACAACCTGCCGCAGCAGGACATGGTCGCCCTGCGCGTCGTGGCCCGCTACGCGTTCCAGGTCGCCAACCCTCTGACGTACGACCAGGCGATCGAGGCAGTGCGGTACCCGTTCGGCGCGCTCCTGCAACCCGACACCACCCCGTGAGTGAGGTGCCCAACATGCCGAGCCAACGCAAGTCCGAGCACGACCCCGTCGAGCCCGAGCGCAAGGATCACCCGACCGCCCGCACCGCCAAGGACGCGGCCGCCGACCAGCCGACGCCCGAGCCCGGCTCCCCCGAGGAGAAGGGCTACGTCGGCCAGGACGCCAGCGACATCGACGAGACCTGACCCGTGCCTTCGCTCGCGACCGTCGCAGATCTTGAGACCCGCTTGGGCCACTCCGTCGATGACGCGGCCAAGGCTCAAGCGGCGATCGACGACGTGTCGGCCGCGGTGCAGGCGTACACCGGGCAGTTGTTCGTCCGAGCGGTCACGACCGACCGACTGCGGGTCCGCCGTGGTCTCGTCAGACTGCCTCAGCGGCCCGTCAACGCCGTTTCGGCAGTCGAGCTGGACCTTGGTACCGCCGTCAGCTTCACGTGGCTTACAGGGGACGACCAGCTCTCCGTGAGCGCGGCGGAAAGCAGCGGCGGCCGGACCGAGTCGGTCCTCGTCACCTACGACCACGGCTACGACGTGATCCCGGGCGACGTCGTGGCCATCGCCTGCAACATCGCCAACCGAGCGCTCGGCATCGACCCGGCGTCCGGTGCGTTGTCGCAACGTTCGATCACCAACTACCAAGAGACCTACGGGCCGATCGGTGCTAGCGGCGCCGCCGGGCTGTTCAACTCCGAGGCGTCCATCCTCGACCGGTACCGGCGACGTGGGTCGGTGGCGTGGGTGGGTGTGTCGTGAGCGGGCTGGCCCGCTTCCTCGTGCACGACGTCACCCTCCTCACCCCGACCTACGTCACCGACCGGTACGGCGACACCTACGCCGACTGGACCCAACCGCCGGCCACGTCGACCGCGGCCAAGGGATGGTTCACCCGCAAGAGCACCGACGAGATGGCTGATGGCCGGGAGGCGATCACCGACGTGTACGAGCTGACCTTGCCCGCCGAGGTGCCGACGTCCGACGACATGCGCGTCGAGCGCGACGGCCGGGCGTATGAGATCCGCGGCAGCGTTAACGTCGCGCCCGCCCCCGAGGGCCCGCACCACTCGATCGTCGAGTTGCGGCGCGTGGAGGGCTGACGTGGACGTCGAACGCATTGTCCTCAACCGCACAAGCATGGGGCTGATCCTGCGTGGCGAGGAAGGGCGGCTGCCCGCCGACCTCATGTGGCGCGGCACCCGCATCGCCAACCGCGCCAGCGCCGAGACGCGGTCGTCGGGCAGGCGGTCGCACCGGCTCAAGTCGTACGAGGCCGTGCCCGGCAAGTCGAAGACCCGGTGCCGGGTGACGGTTCGGTCGGTCACGCCCGTGGCCGTCGACCGCTCGCCGCTGCTCCGTAGCCTCGACGCCGGCAAGGGACACGTGACGCTATGAGCACGCTGGCGGACCTTCGCTTCCCTGACTCGGTCGCCCTGGTCCTCGGGGTGCTGGACACGCAACTCTCGGCCGTTCTCGGTCGGGACATCCCCACGGGCAACCGCGTCCCCTCCCCTCGCCCACCCGAGTTCGTGTGCGTGCATCGGCAAGGCGGCACCCGCAAGACCTACGTGTCCGAGGAGGCGTACCTCGACATCGAGGCGTGGAGCACCTCGGTCGCGGCGGCCGAGGACATCGCCCAAGCCGTGCGCTCGGTGCTGTTCGCCATCGCCGGCACGACCGTCGACTCCGTGCCCATCTACGAAGTGAACGACGCGGGCGGCCCTGCCGAGGTGGCCGACCCCCTCTCGGACCAACCCCGGCACACGTTCTCGCTGGCGATCCACGTGCGCGGGTCGACCTAACGGAAGGGAGCCGATATGGCTCAGGACCTGGCCGCCATCCTCGTCGGCCAAACCGGCAAGATCTACACCGCGCCACTCGGTACGGCCGCACCAACCGACGTGTCGACGGCGTGGGCGGCCGGTTGGATCGACCTCGCCACGATCTCCGAGGACGGCCTCACGATGTCGTTCAACGAAGACAGTGAGGACATCAAGCAGTGGGGCGGCGGCGTCGTCCGCAAGCTCATTACCTCCAGCGAGACGACCTTCGCCTTCACGTGCCTCGAATCGAGCAAGCAGGTCATGGAGGCGTTCTACAAGACGACCGTCGACGTGCTCACCAACTCGTTCGAGATCAAGGGCCAGATCCGGCAAGAGGTGATGTGGGGATTCGACGTGATCGACGGCCCCACCCACCTCCGCATCGTCGTGGCCCGTGGCGAGCTGACCGAGCGCGGCGACGTCGTGTTCAAGGCCGACCAAGCCGCAGGGATGGAGTTCACCGTCACCGCCTACCAGGACGACCAGCTCGTGTCGGCGGTCGTGTACTCGGACATCGCCAACTGGGACGGCACGCCCCTCACCGCCGACGAGGAGCCGACCACGACTGACGAGCCGCCTGCGTACGAGGCCGCCTGATGGTCTACAAGGTCGAGGCCGTCGCCCGCGAGGCGCTGGAGCAGCCGTGGGAGTTCGAGTTCGACGACGAGATCTACCGCCTGCCCAACGACTTCGACATGCGGGCGGCGGCGTGCCTGGCTGGCGGCGATCTGGAGATGGGCCTTCGCATCCTCCTCGGCGCCGAGCAGTGGAAGCGCCTCTGCGCGTCGCAGCTCGTGTTCGGCGTCAAGGAACTGCGTGGCCTGCTGGCTGCGTACACCGAGGAGATCGGAGCCGAGTTGGGGGAATGGCAGGCGTCGTCGGTCTCATCGCCGAACACGGCGACGCCGTCGAAGCCGACCTCCAACGGCATTACGGCCTACCCCTCGTCGGCCTCTTCACCCGTCCCAAGCGGCTGACATGGCGGAGGTTGCTCGTGCTGATCCGTCACCTGCCGGCCGACTCGGCGACGCGACGTGCCCTCGATGCCGGCAGCGGTTGGGGGCTGAGCGAGCAGTTGCTCGCCGCCGCCGTCGACGCACTGCACGGCGGCAACTGGCAACGGGGCGGCGGTAAGGGCAAGCGGCCCGAACCCATCCCTCGGCCGGGCATCACCCACCGCCGTCGCCGCAAGGTCGGTCACACCGATCGGGACCCGGCGCAAGTCGCGGCGTACCTCGCTCGGTTCAAGCCACCGCCGCCGGCACCACCGCCCGAGGTGCTTCGTGGCCGTTG